TTCTAAATTCCTTCTGTGCTGACTTTTCGCGCGCTTGACACCCTCAATGAGCACTTTGTTTTCTTTCGGAAGTCCAGCTTTGTAAAGATCATCAGAAGTAATATATAAACCTGTATAATTTTCAACGATTTTACAATCGTTTTCAATTGCACGGTCAGCATTGACAGCTGTGTCAATGCCAAGTTTTTTTACGTAATAACGAGGTAAAGAATATACTCGACCTTGATGTCTAAGACATAAATCACGAGCCAAATCATCGCTATTATCAAGGAGAAAGGATAAACCAATACCGTTTGAAGCCAATTTAAAAACGGGCTCTCTGCCCTTTGATTGGTATTCAACTTCAGCGAGTTCACCCGAATATTTTTTATCTATATATCCTGCTACATAACCTATAGAGTCGGGCTCTGCCATTCCGAATGAATTTTGTTTTATGGATCTAACAGACCAATCACAAAAAGGCCATGCGTCAATTATATACTGTTTGTGATCCGCTTTAAGACCGATCCCAAATAATATAGCATGATAGTGAGGTCGTTCCGTCTGTTCTCCATATTCACCACACGCAAAATATTTAATTTTGACAGGATATGCTTTACGTAGACGCTTAAAGAATAATTGTAAATCACGTTTCACCAAACTATTATTGGGTGGAAGATGTTTGTCACTATATGTTAATGTTATAAAACACGCATCTTCATGGTAATTTAATTCATGTAACATCCGAAGTTTCCATTCCCTTCTTTTAGATATTCTGCACGCTAAACATTTGCCACAAGGTACTTCTAAACCATCAGGATACTTTAAAATAGTCTTATAGGTTTTGACCTTCGGTTCAACACGGATACGGACTGGATTGGTACATTGCATTTCACAATCTAATACCTCCACGACTTGATCCATAGCGAGAAAGACGAGATGTACCTCTCTTTCTATTTCTTCGTTGTCTTTTACGTTTACGCATATTATTACCTCCTAATTAAATATAGTTTTAAAAAAGCCTCGATCACGTTGTTCAATCAGATCCTGCATTTCTGTTTCAAGTTGTTTTTGATATTCTCTACGTTGTCTTTTTGACATTTGTCTTAATATATTGTCCACTTCTTGAAAATCATATTTTTGAGGATTGGGAGTTCTTAAAACTCTATCAACACCCTTTGTCACATCTCTAGCTACACCTTCAACAAGAGGAGAACCACCAAAGCCATAAAGGTCTTTTAATAATCCAGCGAGTCCTCCCTTGTTTGAAGTTGTTCCAGTTCTTTTAAAAATCTTATAATCATTTTGTTTAATAAGTCCTTCTTGGTATGACTTGAAGGTATCTGCTTTTATTTTACCCAATTGAGCTTGTAAATTTTGTACTTGTTGATCTTTAACTGCAAAATCCTTCTCCATAGACATCATTTGCATTGCTGTTAGAGCTTTACTTGCCAGGTCTATTTCAGGTACTTTTGTTGGTACTATTCCACCAGTTCCAGCACCTTGTCCTGCAGCGAGTACAGGGGATAAGCCAGCAGCTTGTAAATCAGATACTCTTCGTTGGATAGACGTATCTTCACGAGCAAATATTTGTTTTTGTAAATGTTGTTGGTAATATAAATTATATAGTCCTAGACCAAGATTTGAAACCGAATCAATCGCTCCAAGACTACCTAAAGTTAAACCGAGTGGCATAATTAACGCTCCTAATTTTTTTATAAGTGAACCTCTCCGGTGTCACTTGGCTATATTCTTAACAAGAGAGAATATAGCCAGTAATGTTGGAAGGGGTATATTACCCCCTCCAACAAGAAATTAAACCGCACCAGATTGATCTGGAGCAGCCTGAGAGCCATTTATATTAGATGTATCAAGAGGTTCAACAGGCTTCTTTTTTGCCTGTCTTAAACTCTCTTGTAGAGCTAATTGAAGCTGGGAAGCATCAGCCATATCGAAATTAGGATTCCGAGTTGGATCCTCGAAATCCTCATCAATTTCATTACCAATAAAATCAAATTGATGTTTTCTGTACTCCACTAATCGTTGGCCGGCGAGTATCATGTTTTCAATTCTCTTTTGTGCTGATATATAACCAGCACGCTCAACAATTGTTATTCCGCTGTTTTTTTCAGGCGGAGAAGATTTGTGTGTTAAATGCGTTTGAAATATCATTTTATACCTCCATTAGTGATGATCGATCAATCCGGGTTCAGCAGAAAGCGGAAGTGGTCGAAATGCTTTTATTAAATTTCCGAAACTAACTATTAGTCCGGGTTCTTCTGGTACTGCAAAAATATCTTTACGGGGAGAACATACAACAAAATCGTCGTTGAGTGTCGGAGGTGCAGCAGTATCAAATTGGCGAGCTAAATGCCAATAATCAAAAGTATCTCGCATTTGACCACAGATCATTGAATGTTTAACCCTCATCTCATCATAACGGCCTTGATAGCCGAAAATACCAGTATTATGTACAGAAGAAGTAGTAGCACAAATTTCTGCGTTTTCGATTGCTTGCTCCGATAAATTCGCAAATTCCGGAAAGTAGAAGTCATACTTTGTCCTCCTCAACCACTGTCTGTTTATACCTTGAGAATATGCGGTCCTTGGCATGACAGACATAATGCCCATTATTAACCCATATTCTTTTGCATGATATTTACCACAATATGCTGTTGATACAGTAAGACCTTTACCAGCGAGATTACCTTGTGGCGATGTTGCATCGGTCGAAGATGTTTGTAATACTTCGGAAATTATAATTGGGGATTTAGATCCACCGATATATTCAGGTCTTTGTAACCTGTCATCTGTTGGAGCTATTCCAAAGTGTGCTTTTAAAAATTCGGTGTAACGAGCACCGGAACGAGCATTACGTTCCATCCATTTTTGTATTTGAAATGCTAATCTCAAATCAGCAATGTCAAATGTTGTTGCAGAACTTAAATCGACTGTATTAGCATTCATATCAGCTAATACAGTTTTACCAGACTCAAGAAGAGATTTTGTGGCAGCATTACCAGGTGTAGTATTTGGTGATCCTAAGACGGCACTGCCACTACTAGCAGTTGCAGCTGGCCACACTAAACCAGGAGCTGTTGCCCATTCTGCAGATGTAGCGCCAGAAATAGGGAGAGCAGGTGCAGTGCCACGTTGTTGCCATGGTAAAGAGCTTGTGAAATAGTCTTTTTCCCAACACCTATAAAGTATATTCTCATTTGTTAAAGCAACTTCCGTAATTAGTGTCTCATCCCTGTAATACTCATTATAAATAAAATTATAAGCTCTTCTAGGGAAATCAAGAGGCAAAGCACCGGCAGGTTCAATGCCTGTTGGAAAACCAAGATAATCCCATAATGAACCAACATTAGGAGTACTGTCAGTTGGATCCCATATAGGGATTATAGGAGTTTCATCACCTGTAATACCACCACTTATAAATGTTTCCCAGTTATCTGTGCCAGCACCATCCCAGAGTAACCTATATGGTACAAAGAAATAATGAACATACATATTTATTTCGTGTAAAATTGGAGCGACAAGAGGTTGAAAACGTAGAACCGCTTCATTGCCTATCTGGAAAAAATCGCCGGGGACTACTTCGTCACACATAACCGGAATTAGCTGACCCATGTCACAAGTGAATTTTTTCTCGTAAGAGAGATTAAACATACTTCTCCCAGGAATAAGTCCACCAGTTCGATTAAATATTTTAGCCATGTTTAACCTCCAGTTCATTAACTATTGCATACATTCTATCTTTATCAATAACAAAATGTACCTGCCGAACATGCTCCGGAGCTATAGCTCCAGTTTCAGTATTAAATGCTCCAATACATAAAAGCTCGTAATCATTAGGATCAACAGACTGACTCAATATTTTCACTGTTGATCTAACTGCAACACCGTCGTTAGTGGCCTGAAAAACAGGGCCACACTCTTCTGCGACTTTGTCCCTAATTGTGTACAAACTTATGATCATCTTTTGACCTCCACATTTTTGTAAATTTCAAATCTTTTTGTGCATAACTTTTAACTATCATAAAACCTCCTTTCGTTAATAAGATATTAGCATGATTTGAATTACTTGTCAATACTGAACATTTGTTTACCCTTCCGCGCTCCGCTTGGCTTGCACAAGTTAGCTTCGCTAACTCGTGCCTTAAACTTTTTTTGACCGTGTTAGTTTACTTTTAGCTTCTAAATTCCTTCTGTGCTGACTTTTCGCGCG